CCGCTGAACGTGATGAGGTTCGGCAGATTAAGTCTGAACTCATACGGCGTGCAAATAATAAGCGGAACAAGCTCAATAAACCTCCTCCACCCCGAACAGACAAATCTGTACACGGCGAAGTGCGAGATATTGGAAATCGCCCTGTCGTAGACGGCATTCCGCACAACACTCGCTCGCATCTGAGGGAAATACTTTTCAGAATTACAGAAAGAACTCCTGAAAAGCAGATTGCTACTCGCACTGTGGCTTACAGGATTATGAATTTGACGGGCTTGAGTGACCCAAGACAGCCGATAACGAACAACCATATAGCCACACTGGCTGGTCGAGCAGTTGAATCCACGCCAGATAAACCATTGAATGATTTTTCTGACGAGGGGTTCAAGTCATTTCGCTCACAAGTTCGCAGTGCAGTAAAGAATAATGATGTAGTTAAGATGGCTCAGTTTGCCATTCGTGCTGGGGTCTTAAACGCTGAAGAACTAGCGGCTGTAAAACTATCCTTCAAAGATGAAGGCCAGTTCCTAGATCGCTGGGTTGCTCACGCAAAAGAAGGACGCGCTCCATTACGTGGTGTAAGAGATGAAGTTCTGCCGGATGTTGATTCCGCTATGGATAACATCACATCAAGCGTGGCTTATATCATGGATGGGATAGATGCCTTTGATAATTGGTATGTCACCCACCCACGCCTTGCTGAATTCGCAGACCCACTATTCGCACACAAGCCCAAACAGAGTCGAGACTTTGCTAGACGCTTGAGGGGTAAGAAATCCGTATCTCAAGACATGGCTGGCCCGTACGCCAAGGATGTCATTGACGCTATGCCTGTACGTACGAAACGTAACCTTCATGCGTTCATTGGCACTGGTATAGCAAGAACCGCTAACGGTGTTATCCCTTACTTCGTTAGATCCAATGGAGACACAGCCGCCGTCCTCCCAGTAGATGGAGACTTTGGCCCCGGCGTGTACGCCTCTACAAGATCCAAGCCATACGCAAAATCACTAAATGAAATTGTTGCTGAACATCTCAACGAGGTAGAGGCTCCGGCAGAAAAGATAGCAACCGCAGACTCTCTCGCCACAAGACTATCTGATGTACGCTCAGATATTTCAGACGCTCGTGCCACTGCTGAATGGCACGATCTGAATGGGGTCGCCCGAGTTGGACAAGCAGACTTAGATAGTTTAATGACGGAACTGTTCGAAATCGAAGCCGGACTTGCATCTGATTTGCATAAAGTAACTGGTCGACATTACGACCAAGTATCTCCGGTGGTAAGCAACAGCAAGAAATATGCAGACCTATCACACGCATCTGATAACAAATCACAAGATTGGCTTATTAGGGAATTTATGAATCGCGTTGTCGAAGAAGGAGATACTATAGCGGTAAGCGCGAAAATTATGGGCGCTCAAAATAGACCCGGTGTTGAAGATAGGGGGCGTGCTTTATACGACGCAATGTGGAGGTCGCTGGCGAGCGATAAGATCCCTGAGTGGGCCACAAACGGTGTTGTGTCAGCGAAGGCTCGTGTTAATGAAATACTCAAAGACATGGGGTATGACGGCATCAAGTTCACTGGGTCTCATCGACTAAGGGGTGGCGCAAAAGATCAGCACACTGAATACGTGATTTTCAATAAAGATAACGTGCGTCGCTTGGATGATCCACGCTTTGATGAAGACGATGTGCTGACATTCAACACAGCGCCTGAAGACGCAACCATCGTTACACCAATTGTGCGAGACATCATTGAAGGGGGCGATGGAAGTAACGTAGGCGTTGCCCACACAATAGAGCGTGGTGGGTCAGAACCAACTGATCGGTTTGTTGATGATTTACGTGTACGCGTACGCGGAAAACCCAAGCCAGAGTCTATTGTTGAGGCTCACCGTAAGGGGCCGACATTCTACTTACGCAAAGGATCAAGCCGCTTACGTATGATTGGCGACAGGTACTTTTCTGACTTCTTCCAGAAAGATAAAGGCACGGGCATATTTGAAAGAGTTGATAGCGAGATTGGCCGCAAACTTATGCCGATTGTTCGCGCACTCAACGCCCTGCCGGGAAGCAGTAACGCTTTCCAGCGCTGGTTTAAGCGCTCAATAGATGTGCGACATCGCAGTCGCCCAACAGAAGCCGAATACAATGTAATGTGGGCGCTACGCACGGGAGAGGAAACCTTCCTGAAAACAGATGGAGAGCGTTTGGCTTACAGACGAATCAGGGAAACATTTGAGTCTGAAAAAGAACAACTTATACATTACGGGATCATGCACGGCGGTATCGCTAGGAACTATGTCCCGCAAATATGGTCACCCACGCGTATATCAAGAAATATTGTACGGGCTAGAGAGAAACTTGCCGACTACTTTCAACAGGAAGCCTTACTAAGAGATGAGGTCTTGTCTCGTGAGAAAGCTCAGGGCATTGCCAAGAGGATGATCTCTAAAATCTTGGATGATGACGGCGTTCACTTTCCACCGCAATACGCATCCAAGAACGAGCCGGGTCTTGATAACGTGGATTATCAGAGAATGATAATGCTCCAGAAGCCTGAGTTCCGAGGGAACCTGAAAGAACTGGAAGAGTTTCTTGAAGGAGACCTCTCCTCTATTCTAGCTAAATATCTGGATGGCTCATCAAGAAAGATTGAATTCGCTAAACGATTTGGACATGGTAACCGCGGCGCAATGATGTACATGCGTATCCTCCGAGAGGGTAACGAAGCGGCAATCAATGCGCTCACAAGACCGAGAGAGATCAGGCGAACCCGTAGAGGTATAGTCGATGGAGAAGTAGAAACGGTGCAGACCAAAGACGAAATACCCGCACCATTTGGAAAGAACAGGGTTGCCGCAGAGCAATTAGTCGCCAACCTAGTGGATGTACTGAACAATCCTGCTCGTGGCGGAGTTGTAGAAGCTGAACGCATCCTCAAGAACCCAGGATTACACAAGTTCCCGCTGTCCGAACGTAAGAAATTCCAATGGGATCGCCAAGCCGAGGCCATTGTGGCTGGCTTGGAGATGAACTTGCGTGGCGAGCTACCGCCAGCAGAGATACAAATAATGGAGCATCTCCTCATGGCTTCGCAAAGGAAGCAGTGGGGTACAGATTCGTACGCATATACAGCGCGAAAGAAGATCTCCAGATTCCTACGCAACTTCAACGCACTAACGAAGCTGAGTTTCACCACGGTTACGTCATTAACTGACCCCTTTATCCTCCTTATACGATCAGGCGAGATGGGTTCATGGCTTCGTGGAATAAGACGGTACGCCTCTGACCCAGACTACAGGGCGATGATTAAAGATGCTGGTCTGTCGATTGAAAACTACGTACACAATCGGCTCGTTGGTATGTACGGTGTAGACGCATCCAAACTTACGACCGCTTTCTTTAACGCATCCATGCTCACACCTTGGACTGACTCAATGCGTGACCTCGCGGGCATAGTAGCAATAGAGTGGTTTAAGACTGAACAGAAACGTATTGCCCGTCACGGCCTTAATAGTAGAGCGGGGCGCAGAGCAAAGCGTGTTCTTGAATCGTATGGTCTCGACGATTATGCGCGGCCTGACAGCCCATCCATAGAGGGCTTGATAAAAAGTCGTCGTCATCTTGGGGTAGAGTATGATGAAGCTATTGATCCTCGGCTCATCATTGAAAATGAAAAGCTAAGAGACGCGCTCATTAAATTTGCGAACGATACTATTTTCGCGCCTAACACTAACGACACACCTCTATGGGCGCAGGCACCAGCGGGTGCAATGATGTGGCAGTTGAAGTCCTTTCCCATGATGATGGCAAGGCTGGGTAAAGACAACATGATGGAGATTTGGAAAGATCCAAAGAACTGGCACTCCTACAAGCCAATGATAATGCTTGCGGCTATGGGGCCAGCGGGTGGCGCAATGGCTTTAACAGCCAAAGACATAATTCAGATGCGCGGAAGCGAGGAAGAGGGGATTGTCCGAGATCGTAACGTAACAAGCATGAGGGAATGGCTTAAAGCAGTCGGCTATGACCCGGAAATACACGGCACAGACCCGAACGATTTTGCCGGGTGGTATTTCGAGGGCATGTTACACTTGGGTGGCTTTGGCTTGTACGCAGAACTACTTCATAACGCTGTCGAACAGGCTGATAACGGATACTATGGCTACACGCGCACAATGGGTAACATACTTGGCCCGTCGTTTGGAGAGACCGTAGGCGTTTGGAACGTGGCACAAGGTCTTGGCAATGTACTTTTCGGCGAAGACGATGGCCCCAATGGGCAAGCACGACAGGCGGCGCGTGAAGTAATACAGCGCATCCCAGTAGTTGGCGGCATTAAAGCCGCGAAAGAATCGTTGACTGACTTATGGGCAGGAGAGAAGAAGACAGGTGGGGGATCAAACACTCGCTACAGGCGCAAATACTCACGCTAATAGCATTTCGTAATCCTCGCATGGATCGACCGCAGGACGGTCATGTTTACCGCAATGCCATTGCTTATCTTGTGCGTATATATCTGGCTTGGCGTGCTTACACATAGAGCATTTGGGTGGAGCATCCAATTCCTCCGGGTGCCAACACGATGTACGCTTAAAGCATCCACGGCAACGCCAATCTGATTCCACCGGAGAGATGCGTTCCGGTTCCGTCACCGCCGTCCATATCTTTTGCTTCAGAGCAGACGCTTCAAACTCATCGTATTCTATAACCTCTATGTGATATCGACAGTCATCCTTACAGATTGCTACGAGAAAAGATTTGTGCATTCCGCTCAGGTGCATAGCCAACATACACTGTGCAAAATATTGCGGGTGTGAGGTCTTCACGCCCTTCTTCTCAAAGGCGTTGAACTTACTCTTGTTCATCGTCTTGATTTCTAAAACACATGGTTCCTCATCTACATAGATGATCCCATCCAGATGACATACCACATGATCGCCTAGTGCTGTGTACTCGTACTGATCTCCCGTGAGTTCGTCCACCTCACTCACGCCATACCCGCCCTTCTTCTTTAGGTCGTCAACGACCATCGGCTCAAGAGCATGTCCTACATTAAAGATACGCAGGAGTTTAGGGCTAGGGGAATTTTCAGGAAACCCGCGTAACGAATAATTCAGATACGCAGTACAGTCGTTACCAATGATTGACGCCCCTATGTAGGAGCGTGCCTTGTAGCGAATCTGAGCGCCCTCTTCTTCGAGAGCGCTCAGAATTTCTTGGGCAATCATAGGAACAATGAAGCGAAAACTGCAAACACAAGCGTAAAAAATATCACTATTAAGATAAGTTCCCAAGATAGTTTCATATCAGAAGTCCGGTAGTGAATCATCGAACTTGTCTTCAGCTTCGGGTACACGGGCGCTATCATTCGCTGGTAGCCGATAACCCTTCACCTCTGGCCGGGACTCCATCACCTTGCCCGTGTTTGGGTTGCGTCGTTCTTTAGACATACCCACAACCACACCGACATACAGACCACGTATTGAATTGATGTCGCCCGGATGATCTGGATCGGGATGACCGCCAAACTGCAACAGGCTTTTGAGTTGGCGTTGACCAATCTCTTGCGCCATGTCGCTCGTCTTATGCTTCACGTTAATCCAGTGCCTGATCGATCCAGAACCATCAATATCTTCCAGTTCAACCATGACTTGGTTGCCATTACCGTTTGCCATCTCCTGCCACTCAGCGTTTAGGACTTTCACATCATACCTACCTGGCTGTAGGATGCTGACGCCCCTCGCTTCTTTAACACTACTCAGATCGAGATCTGAAAAACTTGCAAATGTACTCATGCGGCTTTCTCCGTAGTTGATTTCTTAACTTCAGTAGGCTTTCGTTTCGTTTGCGCTTTGCGATATTTCTCGTAGCTGGCTTCATCTGATCTTATCAACTTGAGAAGCGTAATTACGTTATCGCATTGCTCAACTGGTTTGAGCCTCCCCCGTGGATCACGGGACTTCCCGTGCCATCCACGTACTTCCTCTGTGATAACCAAACGCTTGATCGTAGGTGCAGTTTTGTCACCATCGGTCACTCTCACGCCACAGAAAACGTGATCGAACAGCGCGGGTAGTTGCTTCGCGATCTTGTTGCCTTTAACAAGCGGCCAGTAGTTCACGTTGCCGTTGTCATCAGCCTCTTCAGATACCAGACATGTCATATATATGTGCATGTCTACGTCTCGAAGCCACTTCAGTGCGCCAATCATGAGGCGTGAATATTCACCCCATTTAACGAATCCATTAGTCACATCTTTGAACTCAACATCGATGTGTTCCATCAGTTGATCGGAAAGTTCGGTCAGGCTGTCCACTGCGAGCCAGTTATAACCTAGCTTCTTAAACTCTGGCGTGGACATCATTCGTGTAATACCACGAAACGAGTACACACCATCTTCTGGCCTATGGTCTCCGTCCCACGTTTTGAAATCCACGTACTCTATGTCTGTGTCTTCGAGAGATTTTAGACCCCCCTCACCTGATAAGATCAGACCTTTCCCGTACGCTTCCTGATAGTGCCTACACTGGTGTGTTTTCCCCCACCCGTGATGCCCCATCACTAAAGTCTTATCCTTAATAAACTTCGTCTCATTCGTCTTTTTCGTTTCAAACATCGCTCTGCTCCATGATTCTTCCTGCCTCTTCTTCCGTTGAAAACGGGGCAAGAGTTAAGCGTTCGTACGGTATGCGTTTCATCGCGGGTTCCAGAGCCTTACGTAATGGTTCTGGCAATCGATCAAACTCTTTGCGATGGATCGAGAGCTTCAGCGCTTCCGATAGCATCTTGTCTTCGATCATCCCCTTCAGAATATCTGAATCCCAATTCATACGAGAGTGTGTTTTCAGGACTGCACATACTTGTCCATCCAAACGAACAGCCCTCGTACTACCGGGTTCCATGGATTCAGGAAACATACCCCGCACGTCCTTCTCCACATCTTCAAGGATTGACTCAGCGGCTTTCACCCGCTCCTTCGCCTCCATCCATCGCACACCACAGGGCGTTTGAAGGGTGTCTACAGGTATCCTCTCCCAATCATCCCATTCATCGGAGACGACAGCAGATAACACTGGTTTCTTCGGCATTTTATCCCCCTTGACCGACTGAAGAGTAACGGATATTATACGGTCTTTGGTGGGTTGTCAATATCTTTCGGTGTCTGAGGGACGCCTTTATTCTGGAACGGAGGTATCATGAAAAAAACTATCGATATCCGAAAAATGGTCAGCGACCAAGGGGGAGCAAGGGCTGTTGCTGAAGCCATTGGTGTTCCTAGAACCGCCCCATATCGATGGAGTCGTACCCGTAACATCACGTTGCGAACGCTTGAGCGAATGTTGAGCGCATTCCCTCAGATTAAAATTGAGAAGTACGTACAGGAGAGCAGTGAGCATGAGTCAAAAAGCGGAGAGAGGGTCAGTTGATGCGGCGATTGAATATCTTGAGTTGGGTTGGCCCGTTATTCCAATCAATCCGACATCGAAAAAACCATACATCAGTTGGAAAAGGTTCCAAGCTAGACGCCCTACCGAGGGTGAGGTCGAACAATGGTTTCGCGACTGGCCCGATGCTCGCCTCGCAGTCGTTACAGGAGAGCTATCGGGAATATGTATCGTGGACTGTGACAGTGCCGAGGCGCACAAATTTGCAATAGAGGAAGGCTTGTCCTCACCCGTTCGGGTAACAACCAAGCGCGGCGTACATCATTATTTCGAGCATCCCAAAGACGGTAAGCGTAGAGGCCCACGGGTTGGCGGGAATTCCAGAGGTACTGACTGGCCCAAGTTCGATGGCATAGATTTCCGGGGTGATGGCTCCTACGCTCTTCTACCTCCAAGCCAAGGATACGAGTGGGATATTGAATACCCATTTGACCAAACCGATCTACCTTTATGGCGTGATTGGACACCTTCTACACCTTCATACGACAGCCCTAATGTCATTGACATATCTACAGGCGATCTCGTTGACTTCAACTCCCTAGACCTGTCATCAGTCGAGACTCGATCTCGAATCCCTGAGTGGGACTCAACCGAAGCATTTGTAAAGGAAAATTTTCCAAGCGGAAAGATACCGACAGGTGCTGGCAATGGTCGCAACGACCGAGTGATGCGCCATCTATCTGACATGGTGTTGGATGGGTACTGGGGTGACGATCTACGCCAGAAAGGTCGGGCATTTATGGCGCGGTTCTTTGAGAATGATCTACCCGACTATGAGTTCGAGGCGACTGCGGCAAGCGTTGAGCGCATGGAGAAAGAGAATCACCCAGAACGCTGGGTAAATGGTGAGTATGTGTACGGCGACACAACCCAAGCCATTTCAGATGTTATTCCGGGGAAGCGTCGTCGCCTACTAACTGTCTATGATGCCGACGCCCTCGTTTCAGAGAGCGAGGCCACCGCCTATTTCGCTGACCCCTTCCTATGGCGTGGATCTATTACACAAATCCACGGCTACTCTGGTTCAGGTAAGTCAATGTTCCTCCAGCATTTGGCTTACGCCATTGCCGCAGGGCAGAACGACTTCGGCCCTTTCGAGTTGGCAGGCCCATTGAATGTTCTGTATTTTGATTATGAGAACGGGCGTGGCGTAATTGGTAAGCGGATGAAAACATTACAAGCCATACACGGGGATGCGGGAGAGGCATTCAAGGTGTGGGCGTCCTTCTTAGATGAGAAGGATATGAACTTAACCACGAAGCAGGGCTTGTCCTTACTCGAAGACTATATCAAGGCAGAGAAGCCGGATGTTGTCATCCTTGATACCGTACGCAGTGCATTCCTTGGCTTAGATGAGAACAATGCAGAGGCGTGGTCACGAGTGAACCATCTGTTGATTCGCCTACGCAACATTGGACTAGCGGTGGTGTTCGCACATCACTCGAATAAACCCGGCGAGTCTGGCTTGGGTAGGGAGGCTGGTTCAACAAACCAACTGACGGTTCTCGATACCCAGGTACGAATTACACAGGTGTATAAACATGAGGAGACAGCCAAGCAAAACGCAGGGCTGTGGGATATAAAAATGGAGCGACCAGTGTGGAATCGAATGGAAGACAAACTTCCCGAAGGATTTCGCATTCGTATGCTTATTGAGTTCCGATACAAGAAGGTGCGGGAGTGGACTGACAACCATCAATGGACTCAGTACATCGCATTTGCACAAGATAACTATGGCACGGAGATCGTAATTGGTTCTAAGTCTCCGAAAGCCAAAGCACGAGCCGCATTAGCGGATGGGAAGGCGCTTGAAGAGATCTCTGATGCTCTACAACTGCCGTACACAACAATAAAAAAATGGATAGAAACATGAGCGTAGCACTTATTGGGCAGTATCGAGTAGAAGATTTTCAAGACAATCACGGTGAGTGGGGGTGTATTGTCACGGACACAGACAAGAAATTCATGAGTGTTATAAGCCATAAGCAGTCGCGAGAGGACGCAATCAGGTTTGCGATAGCAAGTATGGAGGTGAAAAGGGGAGAGCGTAATGGCTCTATATCGTAAGTCGGCGAGTGTGCTAGTCTTAGGTTAATTCAATTCTCTACCCTTTACCATGTACCTGTATTTAATAAAAGTGTCTTAGAACTCAATACAAGCCGATTTGGGAGGGATGATGGATATAGCCAGCGAGAAAAGGTTCACGATAAGCGATGTCAGTGAGGATGACTACTGGCTATTGATTTCCTCTTTGGATGCGCTTCTTCATCAATGGGAACAGGTGGAACCACCTTTGCGGCAGGATGTGAAGGATAAATTAGTCCAATTCCTTAAACAGCTACGATGCCACGTCAACATGATGACTGAAAAATAAGGAAATGAAAGCATATAAGTTGATAAGAAAAATGAAAGACAGTAGTTTATCCCCTCTGTTTATAAATCAAAAAAGTAGAATACCAATAGGTGTATGGATGGATGCAGAGTTCCACCCAAAAAAAGGTTTCGCTGAAAGAAAGGGATGGCATTGCACACTTGAAAAAAATGCACCACACCTATCTGAGAGGGGAAGGGTTTGGGTGGAAGTTGAAGTAGATGATTGTGAGTTATACGACAGACCTGAATCTCAAGGTGGGACTTGGGTTTTAGCTCAGAAAATGAAAGTTGTTAAGGAGCTTTGACTACCTATCTATCCCCCCAGCCTTCAGGATAGATAACTTTCTCGAACAGAGCAACTGTGCGTTTGCCACGGTGGTCTCTTTGACCTGCCAACGCCTGGTGCTGTCTGAACCAATCGCTGTCTTTGGCTTCTTTGGCTACCGTGGTGTAGTCATCGGCATCCAGCCCTTTCTTCATTTTCACGAATTTCTTCAACTTCGTTAGCCCCAAGTTAAAAGCCATATCGACTAGACCCATCTGAACGGACTCAGGGCGTTGGTCAAACCTTGGATCATACAAACGAGCGTCCTTGAAGGCTTGTCTGAGGCTGTGATTGTACATTAGCAGTTTCTCGTTCTGAGTAAGGTTACGCCCCTTGCGTATTGTTTTGCCATCTTCGTCAACTACCCTTAGCTCTTGCTTGTCTATTTTGTTATCCTCCAGGAACTTTTGGTTATGAGCGGCGTTCAAGTTGAACCCAATCCCGGTTGTAGGCTGGGGGTTCTTGATTGTTTTGCCGGTTACTTTGTCAACTACCGTTGAGGTATCGGGGTAGATATAATCCCTGTCCCCCTCGTTCTCCTCCAGCATCTTGTAGTAGGCTTGAGCGCGAGCTTGTTGTCGGTCGGCGACGGGTTTGATGCCTAGCGCGACGCCTAACCTAGATATGGTGGGCTTACCTTCTCCGGGCAACCATTTGGACTTCATCAATCATCCTCCGCTTCAAAATGTGGATGGGTAGTGGGTGGTAGTTCCTCTTCATTCACAGGCACACTCTCAATTGAGTTGGCCACTGAAAACGCAGGGGGCATGAGGAAGAGGCTTGTGCATCCACCACATGCGTAGTAATGAACTGTCTCGTAATTAAGACTAGGTTCTTCCCCTTCCTTTCTGGATTGGAAAGCCCTACTTGTTACCCCCGCGTGAAAGAACTGTCGAGAACCGCAGGCCCGACATACGAACGTGTTTTCATCAGGCATTTGCTATCTCCGATCTAGTTGAATAAGTGAGCGCGACCAGAATCTCGGCGCTCGCGAGAAGGATAACACTTACATAAGGATTGGCCATCTGGCTTAACCTGAGCATGAGCAGTACGAAATGTAAGACACTTTCGGGTGTGTTGTCAACACCTTTTAGACACGCAAAAAAAAACCCGCGTATTTAGCGCGGGTCAATGACTACTAGGAGGAAATCTGTGGCTTTTGCTTTTACTTTATGTATCTGGTACTTATCTCTGTGTTCCCGTTAGGGATAAGCAGAGATGGTTGTCTGTCTCTGCGGTGGTGAAGCAAAAGCGAGTTTATCATGGATTTTTGAAAAGTCAAGTGAGTAACGTGGGAGTGGTGTGCCAAGCCGGGACATGCTGTGACAGAAAATATCGAAAATACAATCACTTAGTACAGTTGTCACAGGTGGCACGGGTGGCACACCTCTTTTACTTCGCGTGTTTGTTAAAAACATGTAGTTGAAATAGGGTGTGACAGGTGTGACAGGTGTGACACCGATGAAAATGGCTTGGGGTTTAGTGGCTCGCCACCCTTGGTGGGTGGCTCCCCACGTACTATTAGACCATAGTAATACGCTAATGTGTTTGATATGCTAATCTCTTTCGGGTACAGTGCGCCGGGATTTAACACCAACCACCACGTTATCGATGGCACAGAGAATACATATCTCAAACACCCAACGTGATTGGCTTAGGAAGAACAAAGATAAACTCACTGACCAAGAATTAGCCATCCACATTGGCTGTTGCGTTGACACACTAAGGCGAATCCTAATGAGAGAAGGTCTCGCCCACTATGAAGCCGCTAAATATGTCGTAGCTGAGAGCTTTCGACAGGAAAAGTGGACGCGGCCTTGTGTTGTCTGCGCTTCAGATAAGCCACGCCCTAAATGGCAGTACGTATGCGATAGATGCAAGAAACGACAGCTCACGGGTGACCTAGATGCCCCCTAATATCAAGACCATACGAGCCAAAGGCCACGCATTCGAGCGTGAACTAGCCAAGTTCTTCCGCGACCACACTGGCTTAGAAGTACACCGTACCTGCCTGACCCAGCAATTTCACGACCGCGCTCAAGGGCAGGAAGATCTAACTGGCTTGCCCCACCTATCGATAGAGGCTAAGCGCGTCGAGAAGCTGGACTTTCCAGGTGCTCTCCGCCAAGCCCAAGCCAACTCGCCGCCTGATGCTATTCCCGTTGTCATCAATAGGCGTAATCGCCAAAAGATCGAGGACGCATACACACTGATCCGCCTCGAAGATTTCATCGAGCTATATCTGGCTTGGCTTAACTCCACCTCCATTAGCTCCGATGGCTGACTGCACTGATTGCAACGGCGCGTGCTGTAAGCGCGTAGACCTAAAGACACACGAAATCATAAGATGCCAATACCTAACAGACGAGGATCTATGTGGCATCTACGATATACGACCCATAGCCTGTCGCTTAGATGATACATTACCAAAAGAAGTTGGCTTAATCCACTGCGCTGTCGCTAAGTGTTCAATAGGAGAGCGCATCCCATGGTAACGTACCTGCCGACCCCAAGCCAAACAAAACTGCGGAGGCTTTTACGGAAGCAGGCTAAGGCCAAGTGATTGTATTTTAAGGGTTTGCGGAAGCCTGCGGAGGCTTTTACGGAAGCAGACTTGGGCTTCCGTTTTGGTCTGCGGGACGCCAAGCCATTTTTCCTACCATCAAACTCTGTTTTCACCACTTTTTTTGCACTTCTTACCACTGTCGGACTGTTTATTTTTATTTTGATTAGTGGTTTAATAGCTGTATGGGATTATTGGACTGTTTAGCAAAGTTTTTTCGGGAGAAGAGATGAAAATATCAATATTACTGCTGTTAGTAGTTCTGCTGTCTGGATGTTCTACGATGGTGGCAATTGACTTTATTGATTGGGAATTAGGAGCTTCAATACGATTAGAGGAGAAAGAAGAATTATGATGAGATTATTTTTTATTATTTTGATAGCGCTTTTTGCGATTGGCTGTACGAAGGTAGAGGTTAGCTCAGGCGGTACAAATATTTGTGTTGGACAAGATACCTTGGATTGTTCCGACACATCAAATGATGGGGATGATGACAACTCGTCAGATGATGGAGATGATGGCAACACATCAGATGATGGGGATGAGGACAACGACAACTCGACAAACTAATTTTCTCCTCTCGGACATCACCTCACGCCCCCAACGGGAAGCTAATCCTGCAGATGCGGGATTAGCTTTACGAGGTGTCGGTGGTCATCAGTTTTTTCGCGAGTGCATCGATCTCGATGATGTGATTTGCTCCAGATAATTCTGATATACAAGAAACCAACATCCCCTTCTTATCATCGATGCTGTCAACAAGTGCATCCCTCGTATTCTCTGACTCACTGTGATTGTACTGCGTCTCAAGGAACTTGATCTGCTCGATCAACATCCCCGCATACTCTAAGATCTCTCTATCCAACCACCCTTCATACCTCATGGCTTGGAGTTTCTGATGGGTCTCGTCATCAACGAATGCTTGTTTCGCAAAATCGATATTTTCTTTATCAGTCATAATTTTTTAATAGCATCTTCAAGATGCCCCCTTGATAAGTGTGAATAACGCATCACCATACTCATGGTGCTATGCCCCAACAACTCAGCGACAGTACGCAAGTCTGCCCCGCCCATCACCAAATGGCTTGCGAACGTATGCCTGCAATCATGCGGAGTAAAGTCACTGATACCTGCACAACTCATAACCTTATGAAACTCGTGATAGAACGCTGTCTTATCCCACATATTCCCGCCCCCCTTGGTAAACACAAGTTCAGTTGGCTCACCACGCACGCCTAAAGTATTAACAACCCTATGGTGCAGTGGCACTCTTCTCGTCTTCTTCTTACGCTTGTTCCCCTTAATACTCACAAGCACTACAGAGTCCTCATCCACAGCACCCCATAACAAGGTTCGCATCTCCGACAGCCGTGCGCCACAGTAAAGCAGGAATATAAGCTCCCTCTTTATAGGACTTACCTTGTCACTAAGTTCCTCGATACCACCCAAGCACGCCAGAACCTCGCTCCTCTCGTCACTACTCAAGTACCGAGTGCGCCCTTCCCCATCAGGCGGTAACCCAAATCTGGCTTCCTTGCACAAGCCACGCTCCGCACCGTAGTTCAAGATGGCCTTCATCGTATTCAACTCACGCCGAATAGTTCCATCTTTATTATTGCAATGCACATCAGCAACGTACCTATCAACCAAGAACTGATTGATGTCATCAACATGGGTGGAACCCCAGTAACGCAACAGCCTGTCGATGTTCCCCTTTTGCGTCTTACTAATCCCACCTCTCCGCTTCTCATACGATTCGCATACCGACTTGAAACTCTTAGCGCCCACGCCACCGCACAAAGAATCACCCCTAAACAAAGCCAACTCCATATTGGCTCTAACAAGTTCAGCCTCCGCCTTATTCCCAACACTAAGCCCCGTACTCTGGCGAACACGATTGCCATTGACTGAGCCAACTACATATAGAATCCCCCCACGGGATGTGATCTTTAACATAACCCCCCCTGTTTGATTACAACATGGATTTATTACCGATTAATGAATCCCCTTACTCGATGGATGTATGAAATCCGGGATGTCGTCAAAGTCGAACAGACTTTTTCGCAACTCAATCAGTTCGCTCGGAACAACATCCTCATTCCCAAGATCTACTGCATCACTGCAAGCATCTATAAACCTCTGCTTGGCTTCCAACACTGAGTCGTTAGCACTCAACACAAATGTCGCAATCGTAACGACCGCAAACAATACGTCCTTATCATCCTGCTCCCAAAAATCTTTACGAACGATAACATTCATTTCACCCTTGTCGTTTATAGTCACGGCAAAAAGAGGGTCAGTGGTCATAGTTGTATCCTTTTATTTTGATAGCCCTCCGCTCCGCCTTGCGCGTTTTACGATGCGGCCCTCCCTTCCGTAGTAGCGGTATCACCCCCCTTCTTGGCTTGATCCTTCTTGGTTTGATCTTCTTCATCATTGTTTCTCGCTAAGAAGAATGAATACTTTGAGTTCCATGTATTCTTGCACGTCTTACACTGAAGACAGTACCCATCGAACTCGACTCCCCAAAATTCTTCACCACCACATTTAAGACATTTCACATCAACCATCATGCCTCTCCTGCTTATTTCTGTCGTCCGTAGACCACAAGCCCTCCATGTATTCAATCATATACTTAGCGTACCCCTTCAGGTAATGCTTCCCCTCGAACACAAAGATTGTATCCTCCGCGCTCTCGAAAGCATCACGAAAGCAAGCCAGCTTCTCTGGCGTAAACGACACTGACCCCTGTTTTGTCTTCAACAACAGCTTATCCTTCATTTTTGCCATTACGTTTGCACTCCTGTATTTGAATTGTCGTCAACTCGTGAATGTTTCGTGAATTAATTTTCATATCCAAGCCACGCAAATGTAGGTATCGAATCACCGCTGACTTCGACCCGAACACCCGAACGCCACCCCCTCTATAACAAATGTACTCGTGACCTCCCCCTCTTGGCCTTCTAATCATGTACCCCTTCATCAGCTTGCTCTACACACCGCGTTGACTAACTCCTTGTCACAAAGGCTACTCATTATAATCCTCTCCTTAAAATACCGAGTTTCACCGCACCGTGCCGCCTTGCATGTTTCTTGTTTGGTGATATCCATGGGTCTAATTCCTTCTCGTATTTTATATGCTCCTCTGGAGTTAGACATTCTTCATGTATCTTCTCATCTTCCCAATCGATATCACAATCCAGACCAATCGGTTTATTGCACCGATCACATTCATACGCCATACATTCTGGACAAGCCCAACCATCATACTCATCATCGCTGGCTGGTATCCTATTAACAAACCTGCCAGAGCCAAAGGAGGTATCCCTAAAGCAAAAGATACACTTCTCCCCTACATCTTTGTTCATTGGTATTCCCCTTTTCATATCCCCTCCTTTATGTGAAAGAAAACCGGAGGGGGCTAGAGTAGCTGAACTCCAACCCTCTCCCGTGAACGACACCCTTACAGGTTCAAAGAGAACTTTAGGGCTGAGGACTCCAATCTTTCCATCCCCTTCTTCGTGATTGAATACTTGAACGGCCTTCTCCCCATCTTCCCGTTTGGCTTGCACTTGCTTCTCGTAGCAAAGCCATTGGCAGTCAGGAAACGAAGGTGTCTCCGCGCTGTTCCACCGTCAACCCCAAGATAACTCACCACGCTTTTTACATGCGCCAGTGCTCCCTGCCGCCAGATCGCCTCAAGTGCCTGCACCCTACCCTCTGTCATCCGAGGAACATTTCCTACATCATTCCACGCACCTTTGGGTATTTCAAAGGTTGGCTCAGGCCCATCAATAATCTTACGCCACACCGCAAACAACCCGCCATTTTTTGCATCAACAATCATCGTTGTCCCCTTCTTCACATCAAACGGAACAACTACCGTTAGCAACGGTCTATCAATACCAACTAACTCAAGCGATTTCATATATACCTCCGCGTTATCGTAGTTTAAGAACGTACAAAGAAGTCGGACTCGTTTCCGACTTCCACTTGCACAAGTCAACAACAGCCAACATACTATTTTCAAGTTCATCACGAGAGTCGGGGGTCATGACAAACCCTTCCTTCTGTAAAACATTCTCCATCTTCTTCGCCAACAACCTGATAATCTCATCGGTATCGTGACGATCCAACTCAATCACCTTGCCACCACTACGGTTCCCATCAACAACAGCCCTTGCACTTGTATAATCCTTCCCCAAGCCAACAAAACCCAACCCGAGGTCACAATCATCCATCCAACTCCCGCCCCGGTGATACGCGCCTGAACTTCTCCCGCCGGGGACTCCACCCTCCACATAAGATGGTTCGGGATAAGTGGACTTGTACTCATCCACCTCTGGCTCATCCTTCACGATTACATCGTCCAACAACTTCTTCGTTAAAGACTTATCAATTGTCTTACTCATGTTCGAGTCTCCTTATCTATATCTATACACACTTGAATAATTCGCTCCATATTCTTGTGACGTATGCGCTTATCCCTCACACGCTCAGCCACTCGATACCAGAAAGCGAAATCCTTTGCCGACCTTGCCGGATACCAGCCACACCAAGCCATTCTCAATGTCGGACTCCGCTTTCCCCGCTTACGCCACACGACGACGACCAAGTGAGGAAGCCTTCATGAGTTCGCTATTATCCAAGACAACGCGCTTACCCATGAGGATTTTCGCCACCTGAGACATCACCGCTCCCGGTAACCCTTCGATATCATCAAGCACCACCCAATGCGGGTAATACCTCTTCACCGCATCACTGCATATCCCAATACCAACTACGTGCATCCCCGTATCACTCAACCCCTTAATCACATCGGGAAGATACTGGTGAGCCACTTTCCTGTCCGCACCCCTTCCAATCAAGAACGCAGGATGCCCGTCACTCAAGACCATGAGAACCTTCTTATTCTCTGGCCTCTTCATGAGACGCTTACCTACCCAACGCACACTCACACCATCACAGTTCTCGAAACCACAGCACTTGATGATGGACGCCAGATTCCCTCTGGCTTCGCGTAATGAATCCTTGAAACTCTTGAAGATGAAGTAGGTCTCTCCCTGATACCTGTGGTAACCCCTGATCTTGCCCGAACCGTGCGGTATCTCATCATTCGTCCCATCACTAAAGAATCCCGTCACCTCAAATGGCACGCCAATCGTGTTCATGGCTTCAGCCAAACAGATGGACGACAACATCGCGAGACCAAGTTTCCGACCACTCATCGACCCACTCATATCTATCAACACTTCAACCGCAGTGTTCATATCAGGCGCTTCATCCGGCATCCAGAATACATTGGGCGCTCGGTTGTACGCCTGTACCAGACGCCTCGTATCAAGCGACCCATACTCCTTGCCATCATCCCTGCCACGCCTCATCATATCTTCCAAGCCACGCTCCAACTTTCGTTTCATCGTACTGATGATTCCCCGCATTTGCTTGGTCAGCTTTATGTAATCGGCAACACTTTTACTGTTGATCCGCTCAATGTAATGCTTACTCTTACGGCATGGCGTCCCATCAAGATAGGTGATCCCATCTCGCGTAACTTCTATATCAGTTGCTGATGTATAACTTCTGAACTCACTATCAGGCGCACCATCTGAAGCCTCTCGGAACGCATTCTCAAGCGCTTCCTTCATTGTGATCTCGATAGGTTCTGGCTTGTCATCCGAACTCTCTCGTATGTCACCACCCGGCGCTTTAGCCTCCATCCCCTTCTCGCCGTCGCCCTTCTCGCCAGACTTTTCACCTACAGGCAAACCTCCATCCCCTTCTCCCGTTGGCCCTTCGTGTTCTTCCTCTTCCTCTTCTTCGTATACTTCCAAGTTCATCCTCTTCGCTAACTCGAACACGCTCCACGTATCCTTGCACGCCATTGCCGCATCTGCCCATACCTGCGCCTCCTTAACCAACTCGTCATCAACGAGATCAATGCACTCATCAAGTGCTTTAGACTCATACCCCTTCTTCTTGCGCCCTACCCATGTCACCACCAATGGCAACACCTTCTGCCTATCGCTAAGCACTTCGGGGTCATAGTTCTCCCCGCCTTCAGCAACATACTCATCCAAGAACATCCGGCACACGGCATCGGTCGTTGCCTCAAGGTTCTTCTTCGCACCCGGATACTCTCGAATCACCTTTGGCTCAATGCGTATGTCTTCCATCGCGTTTGTAATCTTAGGAACAGCAGGCTTGCCTTCCGTTTGTGACCACTCTTGGATGAACTCCATTGAATCGATATCGGTATGACGCTGATGCCCACCCGCCTCATGATCTATGTAGCCTCGTGTCATCCGAACCTGTTCCTTGGTCAACTCTGCGCCTTCGGGCAACATAGGTAGATTCACTCTCTTCCTATCCGTGAACGCACCTTCGCCCTCGAACGTCAGTCTCGTGCCAAAGTTCCGTCCCAACGTCCTACTCGTACCCTCTGCCTCGTCTCTGAACTCTTCAAATCTCATTCGCTCTCTCCCTTTGTCACTCGGTCAAGCAACCCCGTCATCACTGCACGATCAGTCGCACTGCCACGCACCAACACCACGCTATCGAAAGCCATCTTCAACGCCTTGGCTGAATCGGGAAGCAACGACCTGTACGATACATACTGCATACCCAACTGCTCAATCGCCCTCGCACTAATGGGTTGCAGGATCTCCGCATTAACGAACGCCGAACGATGCTCAGCCACGTAATTCATAATGGCTTCTGTCCCACTATCATCAATACCCGGTGCTTTAGACTTCAGCAACTTCGTCTCGTCCTTCTTACCGAGATATCCAATCTCGATCCAGTTTGTGAACCTATCGAGAAACGCCTGACTCTGGTGTCTCGCGCCTTGGTACAAGCCAAACTCATCACCCTGCCCCACCGTGTTGGCTGTAGCCACAACCCGATGCCAATCATGTGGACTCACGAGACGGCCACCATCCTCGTTGAGCATGATGCCTTGATCCTCAAGCACCCTCTGGAACACGTAACTCACCTCTGGTCTGACACGATCCACCTCATCACACAGCAGAATGAATGGCCCTGCTATGGCAGTCGGCAACACACCTTCAACAAACTCACTAACCGTAACGCCTGTTGCGCTATCAGCCTTGAGTATGTCACGACCAATCAAATCCAACCTCGTGATCTCCGAATCAAAGTTAATCCGTATCACGGGCCAGTTCATACGTGACGCTAACTGCAAGAATAGGGTTGTCTTGCCTGTTCCGGTGTGGCCCACAGCGTAGGTGTTAATGCCTTTCACAAGACCAATCAACGCCTTTAGTGTGGGTTCCGGTCGGAAGATGTAATCAGGATCGATCTCAGGAACCATCGGATGCGGAGTCTTCCACTCGAACACAGGCACATCAAAGTCCATCGAGCCACGCTTACGCATACCAAGGACGTTGTAAGCCTTGTCGTACTTCACATCACCGTCAGGCAGTTCCTCACCCGGCTTAGCCACAACCCTCGTGGATGCAGGGCGCACAGCCCTCGCGACCTGCTCTTCTAACTTCTTGGCTTTGTCTTTGGCTTCGACGCCTTCGTTAAGCATCTTCTGCAACGATGCCATATCCTTCAGCGTCCCGCCTGTTGCCGCGTCAAGCAATCCCTCAAGCGATGACTTCAATGGCCCTTCGATGTTGAACTTAGGCGCTCCCGCTTTGGCTTCAGCATCTTCGAGAGTTCCTGCATCACCGTGAATACGTGCCAATGCACTCTTCACATCCGCCTCTGTGGACAACGGCACTTCGGACATCACGGTTGGCTTGGCTTTTTCTCTCGCGAAAATCGCCGTCATCACAGCACTTATGGTTGTGTCATCCCAATTCTCAACAATCCCACAGTGTGAGACAGCGGATTTCCAGACTTCCATCGCCCCGCCATCATCATGGGAACGGACTTCACTGAAAATCGTGCCATCATCTGCCCATTTAGTCGCGAGATACCCGGTAACGATATCCAACCCCGTGGAAAGCGGAACGGCAACCAACGCCTCATCACCATCCTCCTTGACATCAAGCAAACCACCTTCCAAAAAACCACAAGGAATGGTCTGTGCAAGAAACCATTGACGCTGTTTCTCTGCTCTATACCTCAGTAACGATGCCATATCATACGATGGCTTCATGGACGTGCCTTTCTTGGGCATCAACCAACGCTTGTTGTACCCAATCACGAAACCCGTTTTACCCCTCGGACTCACGACACCGCACGCACTTGGGCGAATCACCGCTTGTGAGAAATCACCCATGGCAACCGCCCAAGCCTCTTTAAGATCGAAGGTCACCGTCCCTTTCGGAATGGAAGGGGGGTGGTAGGACTTAAAGGTTTCGTAGAGCATAGCCATAACGGTGGCGTAACTCAGGCAATCACGAAGTGCTGAAAAGGCGGGGCGAATCTTGATTTGCTTGTCCTTACTCCCGACCATTGGACTATCTGCAATGATCTCGATTAATGTATGGCGTGTGAGTCCGGCACACTCTGATGAATCGGCAATTCGACCCAATACCGCACGCATAGCGCCCCGACGTTTTGTCTGTGTTGACAGAAGGATAGCCTTCTGAATCTCCAACAACATCTGCTCACAAACTATCTTCTTGGTCATAGACACTCCCCTGTGTTGACTGTGTGTATCATATAGCATACTCCATTTGGTGTCAAATTGACACTCGTTAAAAGCCAAAAAAAAGCCGACCAACTAGCCGACCACCTACTTGGTTGTTACACCCTAACTACTAAAGTAGTTAGGGCGTAACAACCAAAGTTTGCTACTCGTGATTAGGTCTCCCATTTTATGATTTTGGGATGATCCAAGAACCAGTGGTCACTCGAACAGTCAGCGCAAGTCATGCTCCCGCCATGCTCGTCTGGATCTCCGTCCATCTCCCACTGTTGGCTTTCTACGTCCCAAACACAGGTGACATCAATCACGATATTGACAGACCCACAACGAGGACAGGCGCGATTAGTCGTGGTATGAATGTAAGAAATGCTCATGGCGTTGCACTTTGCGTTGTCATTACCAAAAGGCGTTTCCCTGCGAACCTGACAAATCGATAAAGGCATTTTATATCAATCATCCCAAAAATCTCCATACGAACAACCCTTCCATCCAAATTGTTCTCTAATATCTTCAACATATTCTAGTGCTTGGTCAACCATTGAGTTGTCTACGTTCCCATTACCACATTCTTGTAACACATGATGAATATATTCCAGTTGGGCGTGTTCAACTATTTGTTTGGGATTTTCCGGCGTGAATCGAATACGTTTTGGTTTCATTTTCTACTCCTTTCAATAGGGGTGAGTTTAATCTGTCCATTCCAGAGTATTTCTCCAGAGAGAGAGATGGCTGATATTTTTTTGTATATAACAGTCGCTTTGTATGCCGTCAGTGAGGGTGATATATATTCTATCTTCATCGCACTCATCATATTCAGCCTTCACAAATCCACCGCTTAATCGGTGTAATCCCCAAGCAATTGCCTGTTCGCTTTCGATCTTCCTAAGTCTCTCGGTTAGTCTCACTTCTTCCTTGTTGGTGAGCTTGTTGGGATGTCTACTAGAAGCTGTCATTTCAATTCTCCTTTTCAAAACGTGTTGACAATTTATGCTAATCCTTTCTCAAACCATTCTAAGGCTTCGTCCTCGTCTATACCTTCCTTCAACATCAGGCGTTCGACTTCCATTTGCGTAGGATCACACCAACCATGCACAGCACTTACCCCATCGAGATCATACGGGTACGTGTTCCCCCTTCCGTTGCCATTCTCATAAATTGACGTACTCCCCGGATGGTAAATACCATTCTTTTCCCCCCAATGGTGTACCGAAAAGGTTTTCTCCTTCACGTTATCCTTAATGATGTCTGCCAATTTCTCTACATCACGAGTCGGAACAGAGCTTAACTCGATGCCTTCCCAAATCAGATTGCTTTCCATATCCCAAACTTCGAGACCATAGTTACCACTCTTATTCGTGATTAGCATTAGGTAGAAGGGTAGATTTTCTGCATACCCATCCATTTGCGTAACGTCTGTCGAGGATGGGTTCGTAGCCATGTCTACATGACTATGCCACCAACAACGCACGTTGTCGTGCTGATCTAACATCAATGCCATTTCTGGCGCACCCACATCAATACTGGCTGAGCCTACTTCTTGCTTGGGAATTACGAGATCGCCATGTATATGAAAACAATCTTCATCACGTTTCACATTAAGCCATCCCGTGATCTCCGTATCGACAGCCTGAGTGGCGAACATAATCTGCCCCCACGTTTCAGCGTCAATCGTGACCATAGGTTCCGTTGAGTCTATCTGTCTCATGTTGTTCCCTCCATCACAGGGGTTCGCCACGTTTCCATGGCTCGTAAGTTAAAGTGGATGTTCTCCCGAATACCAAAGCTCCACCAATTTATGAGCATCGCTACTGCCGTGCTCGCTACAAATCCAGACGTTGTGCCACAGTTGATTGGCAATCCACAGGCAGTTTTCTCCCCCTCGTAATCTTCGGAAGGTAGGTTTTCTGTGTAGACCTTTCGCTCTTTCGGGTCTCCGGGATTGTACATGTGAACTGCGCCCTGCATCGCGTCCATGCGACAGTCCATCACAAGAGTAGAACTGTTGGTCATGCCACTCCACATCACTTCCTGTCTCCCGCTCCTCGTATCCAATGCCGAGATAAGCACTTTATGTGAGTGCGGAATCATTTTCGTGAATTCTTGGGACTTGAACTGCCATTTCAGCCATTGTTCATGCCCAACTTTGTGACCAATGAGTTCTTCGAGAGCAGACGACTTCCTCATACCAACTTGGAGTTCATGATAAGCCTGATTCGAGAGATTGTGTGGCTCAATGAAATCCATATCGTATACAGTTACGTGCTCCACACCAAGACAAGCCAACTCTATGGCTACCTTACTCCCGACA